ATGCAAAGTTCTATTTCCACAGATCAGTTGGTGCAAAGATTAGAGGTTTGATTACCACAGCAGGTGCTCCGATTTTCGGTGCAACTGCCAATGAAATTGCAGGATATCCGATAGTGTTGACAGAAAACCTGCCATCGTATACGGCAGCTTCCGGCGCATCAACTGCTTGGGGCATATTCGGAGATTTACGCAAAGGTATGGCCATCGGCGAAAGAGGTTCAATCACCATGAAGATTTCCGAAGAAGCTACAGTCGACAGCGATAACTTATTTGAAAAAGATATGGCCGCTTTAAGAATGATTGAAAGAGTAGCCATAGGGGTATTGCTGCCATCAGCATTTGTAAAAATGACAACCGCAGCAACATAACCAAGAGGGGAAGGAGTGATATAGAAATGAGAAGTCTACAGGTTGATAAGTTCAAATTTCTACCTGCCCTGATTGGTAGTTTGTGCGAGGATGCTAAAACCGCTTGCGGTAATTCATTTGACTGCAGGGGTTTTTCTGGTGTATTAATGACAATAACGATGGGTGCAGTTGCTTCAAGTAGTGGCGCATGCAATACAGCGATAGTCTTGAAATTGCAGACAGCGGAAGCATTAGGTGCTGTTGGCGCTTCATGGACGGACATCACAGATGGCGCAATCAATGGCAGCGTCAAAATTACAGGAGCGAGCATTACAGGTTCAGGTGCTACGCTCTATGGTTCAATGCTTTTTGAGCGCCTTGATCAATGCACGCATTATCGTTATTTAAGGCCGCATTTGACTGCGACTTGCACAACCGGTGCAGCAGCGGCGGGTTTGGGCGTAAGGTATGCTGTTAATTTGATACTTTGCGATCCCATTGACACGCTTTATGCAGCCAAAGCAGCGAGTTTTGCGACTAACAACGCGGATTATACTTACAAGGCAGGTTAAACAAAATGGGCGGGTTAAAATCCGCCCTGTCTTTATAAAATAAGGAAATTTTTGGAGATAAATTTAAAGTAGCAGAAGATACAATTTGGTATGTTCAAAAACAAGAATAGGATATTAACATTAAAAAACAAAAAAGTGAAGGTGAAAGATGTCGCTCATAAGCACCGCAGATCTGCGGACATGGTTGGGGTTAGAGGATGGCGATAAAAAAGCCAATCCTAAACTTGAGGCAATAGCACAGGCTATAGAGGATTTTGTCGATAGTTTTACCAATCGCAAGCTCGAAGCCGCGCGCTACAACACGCATCCTGATTTTACTTATCATGATGGTTCAGGCAAACCTTATATCTACGCCATGCAATATCCTATCAGTTATATTTATGGCGTTTATGTTGATGCGGACAGGGTTTTTGATGATGCAACAATGATTGCAAGTGCGGATATTTATTGGTATCCGTCAGGAAAGATTATGAGCGAAGGCGGATATTTTACCAAAGGACACCGCAATATAAAAATAGATTATGTTGCCGGATATGCTCCGGTAGTCGGCGGAACAAACAATGGGGCAGTCAGCAGTTATCCCATACCGAACGATTTGAAGCAAGTTATGATTGAGATGTCGGTTCAGGCGTTTAAAGAAGGCATAACTGCGGTGCATACAGTAGTGGGCGGCTTGGAAAGCCCGCCAAGTTTTATACAGTTGCTGTCGAATAATAGTTTTTGGCGCAATGTATTGAATAAATACAAGGCCTTTGATGCGGCGTTGCAGGGGAACGATGATTAATGGCAGATGAGATTAGCTATAATATAGAATTCAAAGGGATGCGCGAATTGCTGAATAAATTAGAAAATGCCACGCGCGCAGCAGTTATAACTAAATCTTTAAAGCAAAGCGCTTTATCGATTACAGGTTGGATAAAAGAAAGAAGGTTAACTGGTAGGCCGGGATTGAATGTGCAAACAGGCCGATTGCGTTCTTCTATTGCAGCATCAGAAGTTCAAAAATCGGGCAATACTTATCTGGAGCGAATCGGCACAAATGTTATTTATGCCCGCATACATGAATATGGTGGAATTATATATCCGGGCGCTAAAGGGTTTTTGGCGTGGAAAGACAGGGCAACAAATAAATGGATATTTACTAAAAGGCCTGTTGTCATTCCTGCGCGGCCTTTTATGCGCCCGGCTCTTGAAGATGCTGGCAATCAAAGAATGATTTTACAAAATCTTTTGGATAATATTCAGGAAGCATTGGAGAAATCATGATAGCAGGAACGATTTGGACAAGTTTAATCAGCACTTTAGAAAACAATCCCACATTGAGCAAATATATCAAATATGTCTTTGGCGGCAAGCGTTATGAAATTGAGCCAAATTCCTTGCCATGCATTATGATTGAGCCGGTTAAAGATGGCGAGATTGAACAGGATTTTAACCAAATAAAAAATGTGTTTTTTGATGTTGAGATATGTGCCACATGATTTTGCCAAGACAATTATCGGCGATGGAGATAGCAAGGGCATTCTGGATATATCAAATGATATAAGGGCATGCTTGCAATCAAGCTATAATTTGGGCGGCAATGTTATAGATATCAGGTTTGAGCAGATAACTTTCGGGGAAGCAGAAATCGGCAAATATCCTGTGCGCGGATTAGTTATGCCTATCAGGATATTATATCGGCAAACAGAAGGATCTTAATATATGGGAGATAATACTTGTTCAAAACATGATGATTGTATAGGAAGAATTAATGACAATATAAATAAAATCCAAGTTCAAGGCGCAAATACCGATGGAAAAATAGACGGCTTTATAACTTCTGTCAATGATTTCTTGGCATCAATAAGAAAAGATATTTATGCGCGAGATGGATTAATGCAAAGAGTAGGCATGCAAGGAAATCAGATAATTTTACAATGGGGATTGCTGGCAGTAATAGTTATTGCGATATTGGTTGAATATTTCAAAAAATAAGCATGAAAGATTTTAATCTGATATCAAAAAAAGGAAATTAAATGGCGGATTATCAAATTATATTAAAAATAATTATTAATAAAGGTGTAATCGAAAATGATATCTTTATACCCAGCAACGATAATTTAGGTTCAATAATGGACTCAATTATATTCTCCGATTTTATTACTAAAGATCAAGCAAGAGATAACATTGATAATTTAAGTTCTCAGTTAAGAGAACTAATAATTAATGATCAAAATATGAATGGGATATTTATTTAGATTATGATTATATTGAGGAAAAATAAATGGAACAAATAATATCCTTAAATTCAAAAATTAAAAAAGATGCATTTTATACTTCATCAATAGAAAGAAATTATAAAATTTTATCAATGATTTTAAAGCAAATAGATAAAAAATCATTGTTTGATAAAAAGCATTTATTGTTAAGTGATATAAATACCAGACTTTCCGTCGAGAGCGGAATAAACATAGATGATTGTATAAGCAGCGAAGGATTTACTTTAACCGATACTCGCCTTGAAGATGATCATACTTCCCAGAGTGCTAATTCACTGGGGTTTGTCTTGCAACATACTACCAATACCTCTGATGAATTAGACGATAGCGACTTCTCTAATTGGCAGACTAATAACTCTCTTACCTACGACTCAACAGTCGGCAGATTTGGAACGGGTAGTGCATTAGTCAATTTTGCTTCAGGCAATGGCCAATCAAGATTGGTTTTGGCTGGTGGATTATGGGTAGGAAATCAAGAAATCGTCTGGTTCAAAGATAATGGAGATATTTTGTCTGGCTCACAGCGTATTGCAGTTATTTGGGCAAATAATTCAACTGGAACGTTTGTGATTGTTATGGGTTTCGGAGTGAATGCTGCTACTTCAACATCGACCTATTCTTATTTTGATTTAGCCACAAGTAGTTGGATTGATACTAACATACTTAGAAATACTGATTGGATGAAATTGACTGTCAGGACTGGCGGTGTAGTTCCAGAAGAAGGTGACCCTGAAGGTATCCACGAATTGTATCTTAATAACACTCTTATTTATAGTGATGTAAATTACACATATCAACTTTTGAGAGTTGCTTTAAGTTCCTCAACAGCAGGTAAGACCTTTAATGCTGATAGGATTTGGCATAGAGTTAATAACACCCTTTTTCCGACTTCCGGAACAGTGGAATTTCCTGCAATTCAACCAAATAAGGTTTTACAATGGTTATCTTATACCATTACTCAAACTACTTCTGAGGCGCATAGCGGGACTATTGCTTCTCAATTTCAGTGGTCAACTGATGGTCAGGCGACTTGGAATGGAACTTGGCTTGATTTGACTGATGCTAATTTACAGGCAATAACTTGCGATGGAGATGGTTCAGATGCTATAAAAATCTGTTCAACATTATCTTCTGGAATATACGGGACTTCAAGCCCGAGACTTGAAGCAATGCAGATAAACTTTAATCCGGGAACAATCAATAAAAAGAATAATTTTGTTTCTCTTATGAGTAAATTTTTATCTGAAAATTCAAGGATAGAAAAAGTAGATAATTTATTTTCTTTGATTGGTAAAAATTTAAAATATAATTCAAAAATGAATAGAATATTAATGATAGAAAGTGGAATACATCCTATTAATTCTAAAAAATCACCAATAGAGAAAAAGATTTTAATAAATTAAGATAGGAGATTAATTATGTCAAAGCATTATAAAAATGAAGTCGGAACAGATTTGATTTTAGATACCGGAGTTGATTTGATTTCGATTACAAGCAATTTCATTTATTATAAAAAACCTGATGGCGTGACTACAGGGACTTGGGCATCTGCGCTTTATAATAGTTATAGTGCATTGGCATCAGCCACCGGAACTTATTTATTAAAATATACTCTTGCATCTGGAAATTTAAATCAATCAGGTGAATGGCGTTTTCAGGCATTCGTGGCAAGCACATCCGGCACTTGGTGGGGCGAGATGGTCAAGGTTAATATATATGATCAATACGAATAAAAAATAAAAAGAAAGGAAGGGCAATATGCTGACAAGAAGAATGGTTATTTTGGCAAAGCAGGAAACTACCTATGGCACAGATCCTGCGATGACAGGTGCTAATGCGATTTTGGCCTATGATGTTGATTTGGATATCAAGGGTGAAGTATTGGAACGTTCGGTTTTAAGGGATAGTTTAAGTCCGATGCCACATGTTATCGGCATGAAAGAATGCGTGCTTAATTTCAAAACTGAACTTAAAAATTGCGGGATAGCTCCATCTTTGCCGGAGATGGGAGTTTTGTTAACAGGTTGTGGTTTTGATACGGGGGTAGTCAGTGGAACTACTGTAATTTATTCTCTGGTGAGCGCTGAAACTTCTTTGAATAGTGTATCTTTTTTGATACAAAAGGATGGTAATTCGCACAAGATATTGGGATCGCGCGGAAGTGCTAAATTCTCCCTTGAAGCCGGTAAATATGGCGTTGGGGAATTTTCATTTCAGGGCATTTATGATCCTGTAGGAAGTTTGGCTATGACTGATATCATAGGCCTGCACACTAACAAGCCGCCTATTGTTTATAACTCATCTTTCAATCTTGCGGGATTTTCGCCAGTATGCTCAAAATTAGAGATTGATTTGGGCAATACGATAGCGCGCAGGGAGAGTCTAAACGCTACTTATGGCGTGGCCGGTTTTAGGATTACTGATAGAAAACCGACTATGAATTTTGATGCTGATGCGGTTGTGGAAAGCAGCAATCCATTCTGGGGCGATTGGAGCGGCCACATAGTAGATACTTTCAATATCACAATAGGTTCATCAGCGGGAAATACCGTAAAATTCAATGGTATATTCCAATATGAAAGCCATAAATACGGCGATCAGGATGGCGTGGCTAAATACGATTGCAAGTCAAGATTGGTTTCAAGCGATGCTAATACGCAGAATGATGAATTGAAAATAACTGTATCTTAAAAGAAAGGGGTATTATGATTAGCGGAATTGATTTAAACGCTACTATAAATTATTCATTGAAAGACGATACGGAAAATCCCACAATCTTTAAATTAGGTATTATTCCAAGTTTTTTATTAGGGCAGATTTCAGCGAGCGTTAGAGATGGCAAAAATGAAATAGAAACGACTTATAAACTTTTGCAATTAGGCATCAAGGGTTGGGATAATTCCAGCATGGAATTTAAGACAATAGAACAGGAGATGTTCGGCCGCAAAGTTAAAATCGTGCCTATGGAATTGTTGGATATGCTTTCATTGAAGGATATAACAGAATTATCAATGAAAGTTTTGGAAATCAACAAACTTACGCCGGAAGAAAGAAAAAACTAATTCTGGCGGTTGAAATCCTTGATATGGGTTTTGACTGCCATGAATGCGATGAGCAGCTTCAAAAGGAGCGCGGTTGCATAGAAAAGGGGATAGTTCCATTTTATATTGAAGATGAAAGGTATTTCAGGTGTCCATTAAAACTGATAACGCAGATAAGTTGGGAATACATACAGGCCTTCAACTTTTATCAGAAGAATTTACTGCCAAATGGCAGGTGGCCAGATGAAAGCCAGAAGTTTTTAGATGCGATGGTTTTGTTAGATAATGAATATAAGAAAAATGAAATTGAAGCGATAAAAAGGAATAAAAATGCCAAGTAATGCAGAATTGAATATTGTCTTGAAATTGCTTGATCAGGCATCGGATAAGCTGAAAAAGATATCGGGAGATTTGAAAAATCAAACTGCCGGGATTACAGAAGAAAACAAAAAACTTCAAAAGCAATCTGATGCAACAGGAAAAACAATGCAAGAACAATTCAGGGAGAGCAGCAAACAACTGAAAGATTTTCGCCGGGCAATGTATGGCGTGACTGCAGAGATAGCATTTATTGGGGCGGCGGTTAAAGTTTGGGCGGAACATAATACTGCTACGCGTGATAGTTTAAATGAACTCGGTCGCAATATGAAAAATCTGTTTGCATTAGTTGGTTCGATATTCGCTCCCACTATTATGGCTTTCAATAATTTATTGAAGGCGAGTATGAAGGAACTCAAATTCTTCTTTTCTGAAATACAAAATATGTGGACAGGAATTTTCAAAAATATATCTTTCGGTATCCAATATGTTGTTGCTTTTATAGCCGCCCTCAAAGAAACAAAGAATGTCATGGAAGCGCATAAAATCGCTCTGCAAACTGCCGGGCAGGCCGCAGAAGAAATGGGCGCGAAGTTCAAAATTGCCTTTGTGGAAAATATCCCGCAGGTTGATGCAAGCAAGACAAAAATTCAAGAGATGGGCGAAGCGCTTGAAAAAATCAATATGCTTTATATGGATGGACAGATTACTGCGGGGCAATATTATGATTTATTAACTTCAAAAGATGTTGTTGCTTTTCAATCTGCGCAGATGAGGATGCAGTTAATGCAACAGGAGGCACAATTATCGAATTTATTGAATGACCAATCCTTAATGAATTATAAAACAACTGTGGAAGCAAAAATGAATTTAGAAAAGACATTGATAAGTTATAGCCATACGCTTTATGGTTCATGGTTTGATTTTGTGAATATGGGAATACAGAAATTTTCTACAGGGATGACAAGTGCATTGACTGCGGTTATTATGAGAACAAAAACAGCAGGAGAGGCATTTAAGGAATTCGGATTATCATTGATAACTGCAATCGTTGAATTTGTTATCCAATATGCTATTCAGGCCGCCATTGCGGCTGCTATTGGTAAAATGGTTGCCACAGCAACAATAACGCAGGCCGGATTGATAGCGGCGGCATGGTTTCCTGCGGCTTTATACGCATCAATAGCAACGCTTGGTGGTGCGGCGGGAGAAGGTCTTGCAGCGTTGGGCGTGGCATCAGTGGCAGGAGTTGGTATGTTTGCCGCTACACAGGCAGCAATGGCAGGCGCAGGCGCAGCAAGTGGCGCAGGCGCAGCAGTAAAACATCAAGGCGGAATTATCCGCGCTCATTCAGGACTTGCGGTAGATGAAGTGCCGATAATAGCGCAAACCGGCGAAGGGATTTTATCAAGGCGCGGAATGGCCAATCTTGGCGGGGAAAGCGTGCTTAATGCTTTGAATGCAGGAGAAACCACTAATTTCGGGGATGTTAATGTTAATATTTATTATCCGCGATTTAATTCTAAAGAAGAAGCCAACGAATTAATAAAAATATTAGGCATTGAGATACAGCGGCAATTAAGATATGCGAGGTCAATTTAATGTCAGCAAAAGCATTCAAAATATTACCGAAGAATTATCTTGAAGATTGGGGAGAATTCGAGGGTTGGGGCGCAGGGACTACATCTATCCCTTCCGGTTGGGTGGCTGCTACTGCCTGCACATATTCGGCTGATACTACTAATAAAAAATATGGCAACTATGGATTGGCGTTGATAGTCGGCACGCAAAATGGCGGTGGGATTTATAGGACTATCCCGGATGGAACTGATTTGATAGGCCGCACTATGAAATTGGCTTTTTGGGCGAAGGCGGCTACAACTCAACCATTTATTCTGCTTGATGATGGAGTGAGCGTTTCAACTGCGCATTTAACTCAATTAAATACTTGGGAAGAAATAACTATTACCAAGAAATTAGATGCTTCGGCAACACAGATTAAAGTAGGCGTATTTTCTCCGCAGATGGGATCTACGACTTATTTTGACAGCGGGGTGCTTTGCGAAGGGGAGAATTTATTTACCAATTTTGATACCAATATTGATATATCAACTTGGCAACCTGTTTTGAATGTAAAGATGGATCAATATGAAGTTGCTGAAAAAGAAGGTAGCCATATTCCAGAGTATCATTTACAGAGCAATGGCATCAAAATTAAAGGCAATGTTGTAGGCACAGATGCTGTTTCCTGCAGAACGCATTTTGATGCATTTACAAAAGCATTATTTGCTTGGCAGAGGAAAGAAAAAAGAAATCTTTATTTATATGATGATAGGGTTTTAGAGGTATTTTTGAAAAGTTTTGATTGGGATTATGCGAATTGCTTGAATATGATTAAATTCAATATGCAGTTTACGGCCGCCGATCCTA